GTTACCGCAAATCCAGCGTATAACAACGTAGATATTGAACAAGAAATTAGAGATGTGTTCTTAAACCCAGGTGGTTTGTTTGCTTACGAAAGTGTTGGCTTTGGACAACTTGTTGCATATTCAGCAGTTATGGCTAAAGCTGCGGGTGTAGAAGGTGTTGCATCCTTAGTAATTGCTAAGTTAAACACTGACAACTCAAGCTCAGCTTCTACAGCGGGTGTCCAATTAACTAGTGGTCAAATACCAGTATTGCAAACTGCAAACCTAATTATTAACGTAACTGGCGGTTTGTCATGACAGCAGATCTAAAGTCTTAGAGAATAACCCAAGAGAATAGAATAGGTGAGAAATGGCTGCACAGTATCCTTCGTCGATCCGGTCCTTTACCCCAAAGGTAGACCTTGTAGACACAGTATTTGCTGACCACGTAAACGTCCTACAGGACGAGACACGTGCTCTACAGGTATCTCTAGGTACAACACTTTTAGCCTCTAGCTATTTAGGTACTTTTGCTCAAACAGGCACTTGGTCATCTTTGTCTCTTCGACTAGCTAACATTGAAGCTGGACTAGTTACCGGAGTAGCTGCTGCACCTTACTTTAAAAAATCTGGTGATCTTATTTCCCCTGCTTCTGGAATAGTTGGCCTTACAGCTAAAACAACTGCTGGAACTACAAATCTTATAGAAACACGAAACGCAGCAAACACTCTTAGATTTAATGTAGATTTTGACGGACTACCAAAGGTAGGTACAGCAGAAGTTCTTTATGTTGGTGGAACCGCGTATACCTCCCTTACAACAGTTGTAAACGCTATTGAAACAATCGCAAAAGGAAACAGATTTAATCCATTCTTACTAGCTGGCATGTAACTTAACAGGGGCAAAATATGGCAAAATATGCATTTGGGATTTATGGCGATCCCAGTTTTAAGTATGGTCAAAGCGATGCTGATCGTCTCTTTTACTCTTCCCAACTTACTGCTTGGGCTTATGACTACGGTGTAATCTCTCTTCGTTGGAAAGCTGTTACGGCAAATCCTGCATCTATTGCTTTAGGTGAAACGCTTACTCATTGGCGTTTAACAAAAACTTTTACTGGTACTCCAGACGGAGCTTATTCAGGAGAAGTTATTGAATCAGGCAGTACTGGAGCTTACTTAACAAGCTACATAGACACTGCTTCTGACCTTTCTCAAGCAAATAGAGAAGTTACCTATACTCTTTGGATTTTTAGTACTTTAAATGGTTGGATTAATTGCGGAACCTCTAAAGTAAATACAATTATTCAAAACAGAACTCAACGATACTTTAAAAATTGGCTTCCTGCAGCTTGGTTAAATCAAGTTCAAGGTGTTGGAGATGCAACTGGTGAATACGACGAAAATGAATTAACTGAAGTTCTTGACGCCTATAGTTTAGAGTATGACAAAATAAAAGCTCAAGCTGAACTCCTATATAACTCCTTTGACGCGTATAAAATTCCCTCTAGCCTATTAAAAAATAAAATTACTGATCTTGGTTTTATTTATGAACCCGCTCTTGGCGACACTTACCACAGATCTTTGTATAAAACAGGAAACTTTGTAAACTCTGCTAAAGGGACCAGTGCCGGCATAACAACCTACACTACTGCCCTAACTCATTGGGATAGTGGAATTTCATACGGAAATAATTTATTTTTAGACTATAACGATTCTTCATTTGAAGAATCTGTTGGACGTTGGGCAGCAACTAACGGAACTGTTGCGGTGTGTACTTACGCAAACACTCTATCTACTTTGGGAGTTGGGTTAACTCCTCCGACACCTGTTCTTTTTAATAGAGACTACCCGCTACGTCAAATTTCTTTAGGCGTAGTAACCGCTACAAGTACCAGCGATATTACTTTGCGTTGCCCTTCAGCTACGGCTAGTGCAGTTTTGTATGGAATCCCAGTAAAAGCTAACTCTAGATATATGTTTAAAGGGTTTATCAGAGCTATGACAACCACATTTAGCGCAGTGGCAAAAATTCAATGGTTTGATACCGCGGGTGTTTCTATATCTACAAGTGTTGCGGGACCAACTTTAACTGCTACTACCGGTTACTGGTCAGAGTTTAAATCAGCCTCTTCTGGAGTAGAAGACGGATTAGTTGCTCCAAGCAACGCCGTATACGCTAAACCAACACTAGTTATTACTCCAACCGCTGGAGCAGATAAGTACGTAATAGACATGCTTCAATTTAGAGAGCTACCGGTTAGTGAGATTACCGTTAGTGGCAAGTTGCCTGCCCTTGTATACGAAGATCCAAGACTTGTTAAATTAAACATTAAAACAGATTTAGAAAATTTAATACCGAATCCAGGTTTTGACGTAAATACCACTGGGTGGGAACCATTTAACGCTGAATTAATCCAAGTGACCCCGGCACCTACAAACTCAGCTATTTTTGGCAACACTGTAGCAAAACTTACTGCACTATCTAATGGCCGGGTAGCCCTCATATCTGATTGGATTCCAGTAACTCCGGGAGCGCCGCATAACTTTGCTATATACGCAAGTGGAACAGCAAAGGTAGCTAAAGCAAGAATTGAATTCTCTTCCCCACAAACAGAAGAAGAACAAACTAATGTACTTTCTGACGTTGATGGAAGATACTTTAAATCTGAGCCTTATTACGCAGACAGCGAACCGTTGACACTAACTAGTAGTGCAACTCGAGTATCAGTATCTGCTGTAGCTGCGGTATCTACCCCAGATTACGGAAACCCACTGTGTAAGGTATCTATCTATGTAGATAATGCTGTAGCTGGCGATGTGTTTTATTTTGATGGGGCAATGTTAGCTGAATCAACAGAAGTTATTGATTACTTCCAAGGTAATGGTGCTCCAATACCAAATGATCCAAACGCTAACCAATACTACAAAACTAGTGATTGTTTTTGGGAACGTAGAAACCAAGTAAACCTAGTTTCTATTTCTTCTTTAGACAATGCAAACAAATGGACAGCGGCATCCGGTACAACTTTATCTATAAGTACTTCTGAATTTAAATATGGAACTACCTCTTTAAGTCTTTCTGCTTCTGGAGGTGGATCTGCGTCTACTGTAGTAAAACTACCTATGGGGGCAGCATTAGGTGGAGAAGACTTAGTAATCTCTACTTACATAAAAGGACCAGTAGGGATGTACTCAATTAGCACAAATGGGCAAACGTCCGGTAACTTTAGAATTACTGTCCCAAACGTTTGGACTCGTATTGAAACTCAAAGAGTTGCAGTAGCGGCAGAAACTCAATTTACTATTACAGTTGCTTTATCTAACGCAGGTTCAGGCACTAAGGTATTTTTCTTAGACGGTATTCAAGCAGAGTACGGAAGACTTTCAACTCCATATATTGATCCAGCAAATGCTCAAACTTCTGTATTTACAAACCCATCAGATGCAGCGGAAACTATATCTGTTGCTAATAGTCTTATGGTTAGTAGCGGTAAAAGTTATTATGCAAACCGTTACTTGCAAAAAAGAGCACGACTAACTTCAACACTAAATAGCTTTATGCCTTCTGGTTCTACTTGGTCTGTTCAACCATTTTCATCATTAATTGGTTTTTCAGACATTGAAAATAACCTTGCTCCCTCAGGATCATTTGAAAACAGTACTTATGGTTGGACTGGAGTATCAGCCTCTTTAACTCGCACTATTGCTAGAGGAAGTATCTTTGACGAAACTTTAGTTCAAGGAGCTGCTTATGCAAAAGTAAAAGCCTCTGGTTCAGGAACTTTTGGAGCTATTACAGACTTTATTTCAGTAATTCCTGGAAAAGGATATTATGGCTCGGTAGCTATTCGTCCAGAAAACGAAGACGCATATGGAACTTATGTTATGACTCTTAAGTGGTACGACTTAGCTTATAACTTCTTACGAGAAAAAACAGACACCGTAGTACTAAACCGCGGAGATCGTTGGGCATACCTAAACATAGTTGCTCCAGGATCTAAAACAGTTAACTTAACTAGCGTATCTGTAGCATCTAACGTAGTTACTATAACTACTCAAGGAAATCACGGATTTTCAGTTGGTGAAGAGTTATACGTAGGTATTGGGGACTCGGCCTATAACGCTATTAATGGAAGCATTAGTATTACTGCCATAACCCCTAACACCTTCTCATATGGACAAACATTTGCTAATACCGCATCTACAACAATAATTGGACGAGCCAGCTTTGCTAACACGAGCATTGGTTTTGCAAAAATTCAAGTAACCTGCACCCCTTCCGTTTCTGGAACTGGTCGAGTCTTCCACCTTGACAAGGTTTTGTTTAGGAGATAGGTTTCTGCCCATGACTGAACTATTAGTAGCAGCTTGGGCCACAGCCTGTCTATTAACGGCCATAGAAGAACTATTAATATCCCTAGGCAAATGGAGAGGCTTACTCGCCCTCTCTATGAGCACAGTGGCTTGTTTAGTTCTTATGCCGATTGGTTGGGATTTAATCTTCTACGTCCTTGCTTCAGCTTTTGTAGGGCTAACATCTTCTGTCATTGTTGAGAACGTTGTAACGGGAACTCCAGAAAGAATTCAACGCGGCTTGCCAAGAAGGGTACCTCCGCTATAGAGTCTGCTCCGACAAGGAGGAGACTATGAAGTCACCATATTCAGACCCAAACCTTTCGCTACGTGCTAGAGGTTTATTTGCATATTACGTTGAAGTTGGACGTGTGTTATCCGCGGAAGAAATGTCCGCATCTGTCCCAGAAGGCCGAGACGCAATTAGAAATGCTATGGCAGAATTAAAGCTGCACCGATATATAAAAGCCGTAAGGCATCAAGATAACTCTGGGCAATGGCGTACAAACTTGAAATTCACCGACGACGGATTATCAGGCGTTCTATACATGGACAGAGGTATAGTCACTAATACTAATACTAGTGATATGTCTACTAGAGTTAAGAGTATAGATACAGTTACTAACGTAACTGTATCTATAGAGGCTGCGCCTCAAACCAAGAAAGGAATCGAAATGGGTTGGGACATGTTTGAAGACAGCACACCCCCAAAATCTAAGAAGAAGGTTTTGGACACCGAGGATGACTCAGGTGCTATTGGTAAAGTAAATACCTTGAAGGTCGGGGGAGCTCGACGTAAGAAGACTAGGGTTGAAGTAGAAGCCCGTAATAGAATCAATGTCCCAGAGGAAGACTGGGCTACTGGAGATCTTGTTGCAGAGTTTTACGACTTGTACATCGCTACCTGTGGTGGTAGTGGCGCAGTAAATCAGATCTCTGGAAAACAGCTTGCTACTTGGATTAACAAACGAGTTGGTGAGGGTGTTGAACGTATTCACATTCTCAAAGGCATGCGTATGTTCTTTGGTGATACAAGAGTTATTTCAGACCCTGGTTTTGGACTTCCTATGTATCAAAGATTTATGAAGTATTACGGAATGATCCACGGAATGGTAAGTCGAGTTGACGAACCGATTGGTTTAGACGAAGATATGCTAGCGCATCAGGAAAAGATGCTGAAACTATTGGAGAGCTAATGTATAAACTCGAAGATGTAACTCCAAGTGTCCGTGCCCAAATCAGAGCAGCCAATCTTCCGATGAAAACCATTGGGATGGAGTTTTCCGATTTAACACCTAATTCTTCTTTTGACAAGATCCAGTCTTGGATTAAATCTGTCAAGGCAGGCAAGGTTGTCCAAGCGGCTGGAAGCCCTAATTGCGGCAAGGGTCTACTGCTCCTAGGTAAACCTGGTCACGGCAAGACTACTCTCGCCTCTGTGGCCCTCCAGGAGCTTATGAGGGGTATGTCAGCGGAGACTTGGGGCTCCCCAGATTTGACTTTGAGACGACCAGCCATGTTTATGGACTATCCACGGTTTCTTCGGATTCAGAAATCTCAGTGGGATGAGTTTGACGATGCCACTGAAACTATGATCAATGGGATTTATGGAGACGGTCCCAAGGAAAATGTCATTCGAACATTTGTTCTAGACGATTTAGGAAAAGAACACAAGGCTTCATCTCGTTGGGCAGAAGACACGTTTGACGAACTGCTTCGTTCCCGCTTTAATTCGGGACTTCCCACAATTGTTACAAGTAATACACCTCTTACTAGGTGGGAAGAGCAATACGGCGCACCAATGGCTAGCTTTGCCTATGAAGCTTTCATACCAATTGATGTAAACTCGGGGAAGGATCTAAGAAGATGATGAGGTTTTCAGTGAAGAGTTGGCAAGTGTCGCAGTTGTTCCTATCGGACACTGGCGTGCACGAAGTTGAGATTGAGGCTAACTCCCTAAAGGTTCGTTGCAATTGTTCAGGGTTCAAGAACAGAAGTTCTTGCAAGCACACTCGTTTTGTCCGTGAGCGGATGTCAGACAACAACGGCGTCTACCCAACACATATTTCTACAAAAGCTCCAGTCCTAGAAGCTAACCTGGCTGTTCAATCACCAGAGGCTTTTAGAAACCTGTTAATTAACTACGGAAAAATCGAAGTAGTCTGATGAAGGGTGGGGATATCTCAAACGAGGTTCCTCTCCGAGTAGTAGTAACTTTAGATTGCATTCTTGACAGGGCCCCCACTCTCAAGAAAGTTCTAGGGATACCTGTCTTTGGAGAAGAGAGCAGTTACAACCGTCAGTCTCTTTCTTTGTTTTGGCGCTTTGGCGAAAAGTACGGATACACATTAGAGTTAGTTGGTTTTGGTTATTCAAAAAAAGAAATGGAAGAAGTCTTTGAGGACTTAAACAATCTCGGCACTAACCCGTTTAATTACGTAAACAGATATAACTCAGTAGCAGATTTAGTGGGAGAACTTCCCTATCGTCCAGAACTCAAAGGGGTTGTGGATATACCCTCTAGGGGTCTAAGGTACGGCAGTAAGTATTTAGAGATTGGGAGCTTGTAGTGGCAGCAGATAACGAAGTACGGCTCCTCTCTCGCGCTGTACGAACTCGAGATATTTCTATTCTTCTAGAGGCCGGTGTTAACGACGACTGGTTCTTTGTAGATGAGAACAAAGCAGTGTGGCGTTTTATCCGTCAACACTGGACTAAGTATCAAGAAGTTCCTACTGGCGTTACTGTTCTAGATAACTTTCCTACATATCGTTTGTTAGCAGTAGAAGACAACATTGATTATTTATTAGATCAGCTTATTGAATACCGTAAACGTCAAAGCACAATTACGGTTGTACAAGATGCGTCAGAAGCAATTGCTTCGGGAGATCACAACACTGCTATTGCAGTATTAAATCAAGGTGTAGCAAAGCTTCTTGATGAGGGCTCTCGTGAGACAACAGATATTGATTTAACTCTTAACGCTATTCAACGATTTGATGAGTATCTAAATGTAAAGACTCGTCCAAACGGTTTGTTAGGTATTGCTACTGGCTTTAGAACTATTGATCAAGCAACTGCTGGTTTGCAACCTGGCCAGTTAATTACAATTATTGCTCCACCTAAAACAGGTAAGTCAGTTCTTGCTTTGCAGGTTGCAGTCAACGTGCACAACGATGGCTTCGTTCCTTTGTTCCAATCTTTTGAGATGAACAACATTGAGCAGCAACATAGACACGATGCAATGCGTTCCCACATTGCTCACTCTCGGTTAATTCGCGGGGCCCTGACTAAAGAAGAAGAAGCTCGGTATCAAAAGGTGCTTGAAGATATGGAAGGCATGCACAAGTTTTATTTAACAGATGCAGTATCTGCAATGACTGTTACTGGACTTGCTGCAAAGATTGACAAGCTTCGTCCAGACATTGTGTTTGTGGACGGTGTGTATTTGATGGTAGATGAAATCACTGGAGAGCAGAACAGTCCTCAGGCTCTTACAAATATAACTCGTGGTCTTAAGCAACTTGCTATGGCTAAGAAGATTCCTATTGTTATTTCAACTCAGGTTTTGTTATGGAAGATGAAGAAGCGCCAAGTATCAGCAGATGCAATTGGTTACTCATCATCTTTCTATCAAGACTCTGATGTTATTTTAGGATTACAAAAGCAAGATGAAGAAGACGATACTTCCCGTGAACTACGTATCGTTGCAAGTCGTAACTGTGGACCGGCATCAAGTGATCTCTTATGGGACTGGGAAGAAGGGAAGTTTGAAGAGTATGGATCTTTATTTGGGATCAGCACCATTTAATGGCTCTCAATTATGTAAGTCAGAGGATCCAGAGTTGTTCTTTCCTGAGGACTACAATCACCGTTTGAGCGTGAACAAGGCAAAGGCTGTATGTCAGAGCTGTCCGCTGACTACTGCTTGCCTAGAGTATGCTATGTCGGACAGTAGTTTGGATGGTGTTTGGGGAGGTACAACTCCTCAAGACCGTAAAAACTTAAGACGACGGAAACGAGCACTAGTATGAGTTTAGATTTAAGAGATAAAGATGCTCCACTCCACGTTTGTATTTGTGGTTCCACATTGTGGAATGTAAAAGCAATGTTTGAAGATGGCGAAATTTCTTTATATATGTTAGACATGGAGTGTGCGTTATGCGACGCACTGGCAACAGCACCGACACCAATTGATGGGATGGATTACAGTGGGTAAAAAGAATAAGTACGAGATGCCTACAGATGAGCAACTTATGGAACGCGGTTACATGACTGTAGATCAATTTGTAGACCGTCTTTCAGAAGGTTTGCG